CGTGCTGCTATTAGGATCACTGACAGGAATTACTTCCACCATAGCGTAGTCGGCTTGTCTAGCACGAGGCTCGCCACGGTCAGGCACATACATATACTCTTCTGGCGCATACTCAGCGATGATCTTTCTCAGGAGTTTAAATTCCTGCTTCATCGAAAAATGGACACGGGATTGCACCGCAGCCATTGGCTTTAGAGTACGCTCTAGTAGAGCGAGGGTAGTTCCAACAGGAGCATTAGCACTCATGTCGGATATGTTCATGTCAGAGATCGCCCCCAAACGTCGGCCTTCTTCTGTGATCTGCTGCAATAACGCAAGAAGGGTTTGGCTGGGTTCTTTATAAGGCAGCGGCATAATGTTGTCGCGGATGCTGCCAGAGGGTACATCTACATCACGGAACTCGCCGGGACCAATTGGTGTGTCGTCGCCCTTAACTCGTAGTCCGCGAGACTTGAGACCACCGGGGAGATTGGATAGGGTTCCAGCGTCCACGAGTTGACGGATAATACTAGTGCCAGCTTTAGCATAACCACCAATAATATGAATGAGGCCGAGTCCATAAAATCCAAATCCGGGTACGTAAGCATAGTGTACGAAATGTTGACGCTTAAGCATCAGTGGGTCGTCAATATTCCAGTTACGTCGTATAGCTAGAATCTTGCCTGTACCCTTCTCAAGCGTTACCACATAAGGCTTTGCAATCTGTAGGTCATCGTCGTCATCTTCAGCATCTACACCGTCAATAATCAGGTCAGCGTGGACCTCAAGTATGGTGTAACGATCATCTGAAGTAAGTGATATGCCAGATTGCTCTGCTTTCGCCTCTTCCACATCTGTAAAGAAAGATACTGGGTCTCCCAATTCGACTTCGCGGTAGAATCCAGCAGCCTGAAGTTTTATAACTTCGTTCTTAGTCTTGCGCATGACGTGCGTAACACGCTCTGCGGACTCAATATTAGAGGCACCGTAGGGTACAATTACGTCTTCAGCAGGGATATATAGGGCCGTCTGACGCCCCATATTGGGGTCAAAATACACCTTTTTGAAGGCAGAACCAGCCAAACCAAGGCTATATAGTAGCCTCTCATGTTCGGGGCGGTATTCTACCATAACCTCAGTTAATTCATAGTTCATATCCGTCTTAACACGCAGCGCTGCATCTTCCTTCTCTTGAGTCATTTCCCCAAGAATCTTTGTCTTAACAGGACCGGCAGCAGGGAACGTCTCACTCATGGCCTCAGCTTGGAACCGAATAGCCGCTTCCGCTAGGATGTTGCTGTAAACACCACAGGCATTTTCCCAAGGCTCAGTGCGCGCTTCGTACTTCATACCTAAAACATCAAGACCGGTAACGTAGCTGTCTGCCCAGTCACGTCGAGCTGAAGTATCTGCGTCAATGGCTTCTTCTAAGTCCCCAGATATTTCTTGTAGCTGGCTGTCTTCTAGGTACTCAGCGAGGTTGGCATCAAAGGGCGCCATATCTACGTCTTCGTTTTCTTCTCCGAAGCTGATCTCAACACTACCGTCTTCAAGCTCTACCATGACGGGCATGTCTTCATCAGTAGCAATAGCCATCTCGATCATGGCGTCGGGGGCCATCTCTTCACCCATCAACTCTCCGTCAATGCCTTCGGGCATTCCGTACAAACCTTTTTCAATAGCCATGTTAGCTGTCCTTTAGTAAAATCCGCCGCGATGCCTATAGAGAGGCTCGCTTTCCGCTTCGTCCGTTGGTAGGGAAATAAATCCGCCTTGACGAAAACGCATCAATGCCATTATGGTAGTATCCACCAAGTCGTCGTTAGACATAAACGGAAAACCTGCTACTTCTTCTACTAGCTCTTCCGCCCAACGTGTTTGGGGAACCCACACAAGTCCAGATCGTACTATATCAGCAACAGAGTTTAAACGCGCAGTTTTATCTCCTGACCCTCTGTGCGGTGTATATTCCTGCACCATCAGCCCAGACCTACGCATCTCCTGATACAGTGGGGTACCACTACTCTTCTTCTCCACAATAAACGCATCCGGCTCCCACTCGTTGTACTGCTCCCAAGCCAACTCTTTTAGCTCTGGAAACTCCAAGCGACGCTTGATTGAGTTAAGCAATATTATGCCGTAGCAATTCTCCTCCTCATGAAAGAAAACGCCCCACGTAGTGAGTGCCGTGTAGTCAGCCCTATTGTTCTTTTCGGCCGCCGCGTCAAGCGTCATGATTATATATTCACAGCTAGGCGGGTCTTCGTGCGGCCACTCCATCCACCACTCGCGCTTAACCATTGCGGCTTCTTCTGCCGTAGGCTTCTGCTGATACTGGGCATTCCACTGGAACACCGGCATTGACGCTTTAGTTCTGTACAGGGCATCAAGATCAAAGAACTCAGGCCACAGCGGTTTCTCGATAGTCTTGTGTATGGTTAGCAACCGGTTCTTAGGGTCAGGTACTTCCGACTCTACTTCTAAAATCGCTGGAAATTCAACAACTTCGTACTTATCTGCCAGCTCATTCTGCGCCATATCCCGAACCACGCGCCCAGTCAGGTCATCCAAGTGCCATCTGGTCTGTACAATAGCGATCCGCCCGCCGGGCATGAGACGAGTACGGGCACCGAACGTGAACCATTCGTACGCTTTATCGAAAACATCCAAGTTACCGCTAATAATATCTTGTTCGTTATGCGGATCGTCTACCAAAAGCAAGTGGGCGCCACGACCGGCAAGTGCTGAACCCACACCACAAGCAAAATACTCCCCACCCGCACTGGTGTTCCATCGTCCTGCGCTTTTTGAGTCCGACGCTAGCTGTACTGTAGGGAATATGGCCTGATACTCGGGGGTAGATATGAGGTTTCGCACTTTTCGACCAAAATCTACAGCAAGATCAGTAGTATGCGAGACCATCAGCACCTTTTTATCTGGATTTCGCCCCAAAAACCACGCCGGAAAGTAAATAGAGATAAGTTGGCTCTTGCCATGACGCGGGGGCATGTTCACACAAATACGATCTTGGCCTGTACCCTCTACATCCTCACCGTCTGGGCCGTACTCTTTACCCCGCTCGATGTCCATAAGCATGTCAGCTAGGATTCGGTGGTGTTTTCCTACCTTATAGTCAGTCTGCATAGCCTTACAGAATTCAATTAAGTCCTTATATGCCGCTTCGGAGCGCTGCCTAGCCTCTAACTCCTCTACAATCTTTAATATCTCGGCCTGTTCATCGGGGGTGTAGTTATCTAGGTTTTTTAAGAGCAGGTCTGCGTCCGCAGCAGTAAACTGTGTAGGTTTTGGTATAACCTTTAATATAGTTCTACTACTTCGACCCACGTGCTTCCCACTTACCTAAGGGGCATCGCGCACCCATTAACCAGATTTTGGCCTCCATCCAGCACCCGCACTTCTTACATGTATGCATAACAGGACGGAACTCAGGGCACTCTCTGCAAATAATCCCACGTTCGGAAGCAACTTCCGTTCTAGTCTTAGGTTTAAGTTTCACTAGGCCCTACCTCGTCTACTACCTCATACACGCCATCGGCGTTTTTCTTTAAAATTTCTAATTTCTCGCGTAGCTTTTCACGTAGTTCGTCTGCGTTTTGATGGGTTACTGTAATTTCTTTACGCTCTGTGAACAGCCCAACGTCCGTCATCTTACCCAAAAGCTCCAAGGCACGTATCCGTATGCGGGCATCCGCATTCTCTGTCTCAAGGATTAGCTTGTTAACAACCGTGTTTCGGATTTCAGCGGAGTGGGTAGCGACCAAGTGCCCGAACTCTTTCAGGATGTCGTTGGTCTGGATTATGACGGCGGGGGTTAAGCTGTTGAATCTATTGTGGTTTAGAGCTTTTGAGGTCTTCTCTACGTTTTCTGCGTAGGTGGTAACTAGTGCGGCAGCGGTGTCATTGTCAATATCGTCGGCGTCGTCGAATTCTAAGCCGTGATCTTCTAGCTCGTTTATTGTACGGACAGCAGCATCTACACGTTCCTTGAGGTCCATGTACGCAGCGTCGTCTGGTACTTCCATACCGAACTCGGGGTCGAGGGCTAAAGCCATCTATGTAAACACCTTTTTGCAAGCGGTTAAGCTGATGGGGTGGAGTATAGGCTACAAAAAAATT